GATCACTGTTTCAAGATCCCATAAAATAGATGGCTTTTCCACATTAGATGGACAATCGACATATAGAGCCTCCTTAGTTAGAGGGTTCCAGAATTTAGCAGAGTACTTAGTGTACTTGCTCTTAGATTTGTCAAAAATGTATGGAATAAATCTAAAAACTGATTTATAGGATCCGTTATAAGCACCCGGATCTGGATTATAGATGTTTGGATCTGTTTTTCTTTGCGAGCTGCTAGAGCTATTCACAAAATTGTCGCTTGATAAGTCAAAAAAATCGGTCATAATTGTGTATCTTTTTTAGTATTTTATTTAAGTAATTATTTAAGGTCTAGGATTGAGTCATAGAATCTCTAAGATTTTTTGCAGCATCTTTGATTCTAGTCATTTGAGTTCTGAATGTAGGCATGTGAATTGCCTTTCTAACGTTTTGAAGTTCCTTTCTAAGACGTGAAGCTGCGCTTCTAACACCTTTCTCATAGAACTTTTCAACGTCTCCGCTCTGTTCCATTTTTTCGATTAGGGAATCGATTTCGCCAAAGATAGAATTTTTAATCTCTTCGACGTTTGATTTGAATTGTTCAAAATTGTTCATAGTATAAAAGTTTTTTTGATATTATACTATGTAGGATACAAAGGTTTCTAGATCCGGTCTACTATTTTGTTTATTTTTTCCCTGTAGGTTGATAATTTAGCGTCCGGGTAATTTTCAAGAGTATGTTCTACCCATGCTTTTAGAACCGTTAGATATTGATACTGAGTTATTTTGCCGCTCTCTAGAAAAGGATGTAGGTACTTGTCAAATATTTTATCTATTTCTACATCCTCGTTTTTAGATCTTACATACATTCCTTTGACCATTGATTCAATTTCGTCAGGAAGTAGAAAATATTCAAAGCTATTTTTTGCTCCGTTTCGATCTGAATTTGAACTCGGTCTGACCTTAAATGGCTTTCGATTCCATCCGATTTGATCAGTATGGTTTATTTCATGAGATATTATGTCAATAAGACGATACCTAAGCTCATTATATAGATCAGGCTCTCGATTAGGATCCACGATTAGGGTAACTATAATTTCAGGAATCATTAGATCCATCTTATCGATCCTGGTATTAGCATCTATTGCAAATCCATATCGATCGAAATTTATTTTTTCCCAAGGCAGACGATGAAAGTGTGAATCCATCTTTAGATTAGGATCTGTATTCTTCTTGACTTGTACAACTAGATCAAATTTATTAGAGTCATCGTATTCTAATTCCCTAGATTCAACATAGGAATCACCCTCAGATTTAATTTTAGATACAATATTGATGACATCATCCGCATACTTAATGATCCTAGATTGACCCGGATCCCTGTTCTCGGATATATATTCTAGAAATGAAGATATCATTTTTTAGGTATTATTATAAAGGTTACATCTACTTTGTCGGTTCCAAATGCCTTCTCATCTGGGTAGAATATAACCTCAGTGTCTCCTACTCTTTTTCCAACCTGCTCTGATTTAACCTGGTTTTTAAATGATATGATGTAATCTTTATTTTCAGGCGTAACTGCAGTCTTTTTTCCACTGATGTAATCTATCACTGATTCTTTTTTAATGTCAAGATTCTTTAGTCCCTTTTCATCTCCAACATTTTTAACATTGACCTTTGCCCATTCTTCTAAATCAGACTTATTAATAGAATAGGTTGGGTAAATGCTAGATGACGTTCCATCTGGATATCGGTCTTCACCTTCATCCCCTTCTTCAATAAAAATAAATGTATATTTAATTTCCTTTGGAGCGGATGCAGGTTGGTCCATTCCCATCATGTCCTGCTCATAGATGTAGCTATTGAAATTCTTTAAGTATTTAAAGCGATACTGCATTACAGTCTATTTTTTATTATTTATCATTATAGATCTATCGTAAAACGTTATATTGATCTTTAAACTAGAGAGCCGCTAGCTTTAAACTAGCGGCTCTCTTCTCTGTAACCTAATTAATTATCCATCACATGCAATGCAGTCAACCATAGCGGCCTGTGCAATATCTCCTCTTAGAACTGATTCAGTTCTCATATAATATAGAGTCTTTATCCCCTGTTTCCAAGCTTCCAGGTGAACTTGATTTAACCACTTTGGCGAAGCAACTGAAGGAAAAGCAAGATTAAGCGAAACAGATTGATCGATATACTGCTGTCTTACTCCTGCCTGCCGAACTAACTCCAATTGATTAATCTCTTTGAATGTTTTAAATACTTCCTTAACCGAATCGGTTTCTTTTCCTTCTTTAACGTCAGATACATTGACAACTTTGCCATCGCAATATACCCAATTATCCAATTCATCGATTCCTTGAATAGATCCGCCGTCTGCAAGAATTTTATCCCAAGTTTCTTTAGTGTTAATGCCAATCTTTCTCAGTACTTTTTCTAGCTCTCTATTCTTTCTAATAAATGTTCCCTTTGCAGTTTGCTCAGTGAAGACATTTGCCGCCCAAGGTTCGATACCTGGTGATACATTACCTGCTAACTTTGAGTTGGATACAGTTGGGGCAACTGCTCTTAGGTGGGTGTTTCTCATACCGGTGCCAACACACCAAAGAGGTTCTCCATATTCTTTTGCCATGTCTCTACTTGCCCTTTCAGATTCAATCTTTATTTGTGAAAATATTCTACGAGTCTCGAATTGAGCGGTAAGCGAGTCGAACGGTATTCCATTTTGCTGTAGGTGAGTATGCCATCCTAGGACTCCTAATCCTAGTGCTCTACCTTTCTCAGCTGCGCGAACTGAATTCTCAAATCCTCTCATATTCTTCGCTCGCTGGATGAATTCCTCTAATACTCCGTCTAGGAACCAGGTAGCTGTGTAAATTAAATCAGTGTGCTTCCATTCATCGTATTTAGATAGATTTAAGGAGGATAGACAGCAGACAAATGAATGTGACTCGTCGGTGTGTAGAGTAATTTCACTACAGATATTTGTCATAAATACCTTTAGTGAATTTTGTTTATATGCTTCTGGATTCTGTTTGTTCACATTACCCTTGTACATAATATAAGGTTCACCTGTTGCTTTTCTCTTTTGTAGCACTTTACCCCATCTTCTGCGGGCCTCAGGGTCTCCGTCTTCCAACTTTCTCATGAACTTATCTCCAACCACTACACATTGATGTAGATTTAAACACTGGCGGTTAACATCACCTTTAGGTTCTCTGATTTCAATCCATTCGTCAAAATCTCCATGCTCGATATTCAAGTTAACCGATGCAGCTCCTCTACGAACTGAACCTTGATTGGTCGCAAGAATAGTTGAATCGTAAATTTTAGCAAATGGAACTACTCCATCTGAGGTACCATTTTGAGCAATCTTGCTTCCGGCTGGTCTCACTTGATTGATACCGATTCCTACGCCGCCTCCATGCTTAGCAAGTAGCATCATCTCTAAATTTTTAGATCCAATATCTTGAATTGAATCTGCGACATCAATACCAAAACAGCTGATTGGTAGCCCTCTATCAGTACCAGTATTTGAAAGCACTGGAGTTGCCAGATTTAGCCATCCTCTCCAGATGTAATCAAAAAACTTTGATGCCATATCAGGCCTGCCTAGTCTTCTAGCTACAGTCGTTGATACTCTCCAATATGCATCCTTCGGGGTTTCACCCGCTAGTAGATATCCTTTACTGATTGTCTTTACGTATATTTCCGTGTTGCCCCAGTCAGGAAAGTCTACTCCTAATTCCCAATTTAATTCTTCTCCGTAATTTTTCATAATTTTTTACCAAATATCGTTAAAATCTTCACCTTCACCAGCTTTACTGTAATCAGTAGGTCGCACTGCAAAGAAATCAGTATGAGTGGTTCCGCCAGTGAGGTGGTAGAACCAGTCTAGATTTCCTGCCAGATCCTCACTATAATGGAACTGTGGAAGGTATCCTAATTCGTTTAATTTTTCGTTTGCTCTCTTCTTTATAAATTCCTTTAGGTCGTCCTTTTTCATGTTTTCAAGATCTCCCATCTCAAACATTTTGTCGATGAAAGCTAATTCCATATTTACCATTAGATTAGCTGCCTCTTCAACATCAGCCTGTACCTCGTTCTTTAATTCTGGATACTCTTCACACATGTGACGAAATAAATGACATCCCATCTTACTGTGAAGAGATTCGTCTCTTACTGACCATTTCAT